TTTAAGCTACCTCTTCCCAATCTGGTGTTTGTGAGTCACTAACCTCTGACCAACTTGGTGTTTGTGAATCACTTATATTACTCCAATCCGGCGTTTGTGCATCATCTATCAAGCTCCAAACTAACGCGAATCCGATTTGTCCTGTGCCGCTGACTCCAACGGGAGAAACATTTGTGTCTGGTTCGACTGCGACGACACCCACCTGTGCAGATCCTGAGACACCTGTGACTTCAATCGTTTGCCCAAGCGCAATAGTGACAGTACCAGCCGCACTAGTCCCTGCCACGCCAGTAGGGGTAACCGATGCAGTACCAGTAACGGATACCGAACCAACTGAACCAGTAGCATCAACGCCAGTAACAGAAGCGTTGGCCCCAGCAGTAGCAGTGACAGAACCCACACTGTTAGTTGCTGAAACGCCCGTGACAGTGACGTTAGCTTCACCTGAGACTGTAACGCTGCCAATGGCTGAAGTGCCAGCAACACCAGTAGGACTGACCACCGCATCGGCGGTAATAGAAACCGATCCCACAGATCCTGTTGCAGATACGCCGGTGACTGGGGCGGACGCATCCGCGCTGACCGATACAGACCCGACAGCACCCGTACCTGCGACACCCGTTGGCGTAACATTAGCTGTTCCCGTAACCGATACAGATCCAACAGACCCTGTTGCAGATACTCCTGTAACCGGCGCATTGGCGGCTGCTGATACCGTGACTGACCCAACCGCAGACGTTCCTGCCACGCCTGTGACAGAGGCATTTGCATCTGCCGTGACCGTAACCGATCCGACTGAGCCAGTTGCAGATACACCTGTGACATCGACGAGATCAGGTTCGCCCCACGCATCTTCGCCCCAAGTGCCTCTGCCCCATCCAGTAATATCCGCCACATATTATCTCTAGGCGATGCGGATTATCGCGTTTGACGCATCCGCTGTAGGGAACGTAATCGTAAAGTCGCCTGCCGTACTTGTTTTATCACCACCGAAAGCTAACGCACAAACTGCTTTGTTAGACGCACTGCTGTTATAGATCAGTGCTCCATTTGCTGTGATTGATGCGCTGGAGAAGGTGAGATCGCTGAAATCACACAGTGCTGTGGTTCCAGAGGTGGTTGGCGTTACTGAAGTCAGGTTTGAACCCCCACTTGAGTATCCTGTGCCGCTAACTTCGTTGGTTGTAGCAAACGCTGTGGTGCTTGCCCCCAAAGTTGCGCTGCTTGTGAACAATGCGAGTTTGAACGTGTTGCCTGTAGTAGCAGTAAAATTGTGTGTGCCAACAAGTATTTCCTGCTTAAACGAGGTACACATAGCTGTAGATATAGCCATTATAGTCTCCTTAAAATATTAGCCATCTCTTGTTGGCCTTGTTTTTCTAGTTCCGCGATCAGAGTAGTTCTATCACTCTTGATTGCTTCCTTCATGTAGTAGGATATTTGTTGCAACACAGCTTCTCTGAAAGCCTCTGCCTGCTGTGCGATTAAAGGATGAGAGTTGCTACCGACACTAACAATTCTTTTTGTGGCCTGTTCTGCCCAAAAATCTGAGTCATGGCCTATGTTCTGCGTAGTAGCTACACCTACCGTGCCAACCTCTATTTCTGGTGCTTTTACAAACACGTTACGTTACCGCCTGTGTATATTGACCCTGCCTGTACGTATCACCACGTAACTTACCATCACCCATATTCTTTAACAAAGTGATCGATTGTAGATACATCTGCTGGTACATCTGAACAAGATCAGGTTCACCTTTCATAAAACGTATGGCTTCCACTAATGCCCCGTTTAACAACGCAGAATCAAAGTTCTCGCCCAACCACGGCAACGTGCTTGCTGTAACGATGGACTCAGGATAGTAGCCATAGTGCAACTCAGCAGTTAGATCTGCGTTGGGAGTAGGACCAAGGATAAATGTGCCATCGTTAAAGTTAGCATAATGTTTAGGTGTGCCTGTAGACGTAGGCGTGGGGTAGGCTTCTCTAATAAAGTTAACATCTTTATCAAGAAGATAATCGTATGACCCATCAGAATTAATTATCGCTAGACTGTATACATACAAGAAGTCAGACGGCACAGCTAAATATTTGTTACCGCTGGTAACAGAACCAGTTACATTTTTACGAAGCGCAGGGAGCTGAACCGTGTTGTATATGGTCTGCTCTGCCTGCTGTGTAAACAACGCAATCTGATCGCTTGTAAACGTAGTCTCACAAATATCTTGTATATTTGCAGTCAGTTGTGAGTAGGTCATACTCATAAATTATGCCATCGGCCCTCTTGCCATCGTGCCTTTTGTAGCTGCACCCGTGCCACGGATCTTGATGCCTGTGGTCTTAACACCCGTCATATCTGTCTGAGGCGCACCTTTTACAGGTTTTATTTTGCTAGTCTTCTTCATAACATCACCTAACTTGTTGTTACTGTTACCGTTCCTATCTGTCCAGTAGCCACTAAATCATTAGGAGTAAGGTCAAAAGGATCTCTACCTACCCCAACTGGGTTGAACCCGTATTGTATTTGTCTGCTACTGTTTGCCCCCGCTTCTCCTAAACTTCTATCTGGTCTTGGATCACGTATAGCCTGTGGATCATCCACAGGAAACTCGCCTAACTTTAACTGAGGATGGTCAGGACTCCAACACTCGCGACAGGCTTTTAAATTTGTGCTCCTGCCTTTTCGTATTATTTCCTTTAGTTCGCGTAACTTGTAACGAAATCCGCATATATCGCACATAGCGACAGCGATTTTGTTTGACGCAAATCTCCTAGACATAACTTATTCTAGGCACAAACTTAGCTGGTGCTTTTACCCTGTCCTCTTCAGCGGCTAGTCTAAACTGTTCTTCATAAACTTCTTTTAGTAACGGTATACGTGGAGCAAGATCTGGATCTTTCATAGCTATGTAATAAGCAAGACCGGCAACCAAACAAGGTAAGAATCTAAAGTTCATGTCTGCGGTTTCTACACCACTACCTGCGTCTTGTATCCTACGCATACGGTAATACTTGAATATGTACTCATCGTTCTTATCTGGTACGGGCCACACATTGATAGTCGGGTTGTCTCGTAACCGCTCTATCCAAACTTGTATCGGCCTACCTTCTGTTAACTTATTGGGTATAGAGGAGTAGGTGCTGACACTAATACGGTTTATCGTTAAATCTTGCTGAGTAGCAGTATCACCACTATTCGTGCGTATGACTTGTTCTAGCAGATCAATCGTGTCTGCCGGTAAGTTATATTCCGATGTGCCTTTTACAAGTGTCACCGTGCCTTCATCGATAGTCCACAGATTAATGCCACGGTTCTGCCACTCGATTGTGAGTAGGTTCATAGACCTTCGGGCTGTACGAAGATCATACCCAGAACGCATTTCTCGACCAGCACGTTCCCACGCTTCTTCAGCGATCTCCGTGAAGTCCATATCAAATGCGGTTGTTCCAGAGGTAGCCATTTACTTCTTCTTAGCTGTAGTTTTCTTTTTAGCTGGAGCTTTCTTCTTTACAACAGGCTCTTCTACCCAAGCCTCGTTCTCTGGTGTAGCTGGATCGTCAGCTACAAAATGACCTTCATCAGTCCTTGCACGAGTGCGCTTAGTTTTCGCTGCGGGCTGTAACTCAGCCAATGCTGCGCTTGCTTCTTCCTTACTCATCAGATTAGCGTTTACGACATCGTAAGTACCATCTTCTTTCTTTCTACCAACTTGAAAGACGGGCCTCCCGTCTGAAAAGTTTCCATTTTGGAATACTTCTAAATCAGCCATTTTTACTACCTCTCACATATAAAGTTTTCTTTCTACGATTCCCCATTACGGCCCCACATCCTTTGTGGTGTGCTCGCATCAAACCACCATTTTTTGCAGTTCTAACTTTTGCTTTCGGTGTATTTGCTACAACTGTTTTACCTTTTGCCCCCGCTTTCTTTTTCTTTCTAGCGGTAGTGGCTCGTTCTGCCTGACTTAGAGACTGTGCTTTTGCTTTCGGCAAACAACGATCTGGGTTCTTTTTATCTTTTGATGTACCGCACGGACCTTTTATCTTGCCGTCTGTGCCGATACGAACCCATTGTTGATCGCGCCACTGCTTTAACTGTCCCATCAGCTAACCTTCCTAGCTCTGCGTATTGCTTCTTTACCACGCTTGGCTATACCTGCTTGCGTATGTTTACCTGCTGCTTTTGCTCTCTGTTCTAACACTGTCAGTATTTGTATCTTTCTAGCAAAAGGCTTTCTTATTTTCTTTACTTTAGCCACCGTATCACGAGCATCTTGAGGGGTTGCATACTTTATAGATACCGTATCTTTAGGATTTTCATCCGTATACAGCCTCCTGCCACTACCCTTTGGCTTTTTACCTGTTCCTACTTTAGGATCTTTAGCCATTACTTTTTCTTCTTCTTTTTGCTGCCCTTAGCATAATTAGGATCTTTGCAGTACTTAGAAGCTGCCATGTTTGCATACGCAGAAGGGTAGGTATCGAAGGTTCGTTTAGCCCATGCCTTACCAGCAGGGCATATCTTTCCCCCCGATTTAACCTTACCGCCTTTCTTGTAGTAATGTCTCATCGCATCTTCGCTGGTCTTACACCCTTACGAGCTATACCTGCGCCTCTAACTTTGCCACCTTTTTTATAATTAACCCCACCTTTTAATAAACTAGGATTAGCTTTAGCACGTTCTCTGTTTTGTTTTGTTCTTTCTTTCTCTCTTTTTTCTCTGGCTAGACGTTTTTTCTTAGGGTCACCGTATAGGGTTTTTTCATAATCAATACGCCTTTGAGTAGCTTCAAGCAAAGGCACTGCGGATAACGGCTTTCTAGCTCCGGTGGCAGTGTCATAACGCAATCCATCTACTCTAAAAGTTTTATTGCCTTTTTTCTTAGCAGCTTCCCGCGCTTTCGCTATATCTTCCGGGTTGTCATACTTTTTCCTAGCCATGCCTAGCTCCTAACGCATTTTTGCTGGTCTTACACCCTTACGAGCTATTCCAGCACCTCTAACTTTGCCGCCCTTTTTCATATTTCTTGTGGTTCTAGCTTTTCCTCTACCGCCACCCATCTTGCCTTTAGGGACTCTATATTTACCGCCCATTCTTTCGATGTCTTTTTCTATAAGAAAAGGGTCTCTTATTATTTTTGCAGCCTCTTGCACTTGCGGAATATTTGCAACTGCGCCGGGTATCTCCCTAATCATATCAGGAGCTTCTTTTACGATGTCCTCGTAAAAGTTTCTACCCATCCGCGTTGCTGCTCTGCTAGCTTCTTTAGGAATACTCGCATAAGCCCTACCAAGTTCCCTGATAACGCTACGTTTCTTTTTTCCCTTCTTCTTTTTCTTTTTTTCGTCAGCCATTATCTAAACTTAACTGGACGTACACCTTTACGAGCTATTCCAGCACCTCTGACCTTTGGCTTAGAAACTCTCTTCTTAGTGGCTGTCTTTGTCTTCATACCACCTTTTTTGTAGCCCCCGCCAGCGGCTGCGCCTTTAGGCTTCATACCACCTTTCTTATAGCCACCACCTGCTGCTGCACCTTTGGGTTTTACTTTACCCCCGCCTTTTTTCTTAATGACACCTTTACCCATTAGTATGTCTTTTTGCGTAACTTTACCGTCACCGCTAAGATCTGGAAACTTACTGCCTACCATTTTACCTGCTTTGTAGCCGGGTGCTTTCTTCTTGCCACCCATAGTGCCACCTTTGGTAGACATTTTAGATGTCATACCACCACCTTTCATACCGGGAGCCATTTTCTTTTTGCCACCCGACATACCACCCTTAGTGGACATTTTAGATGTCATACCACCACCTTTCATACCGGGAGCCATTCTTTTACCCCCTCGCATTTTGCCTTTGGTGGACATCTTGGACTTCATCATGCCGCCACCTGCTGCTGTCATCGGAATATCGCCAAAGTCAGGCAACGTGCCTCGTCTTAAACCCGGCATAAGAATATCTTTTTTCTTTTGCGCCGGTCTGTCTTTCTTAGAAGACTTTTTATCTTTGGGTTTAGTTTCTGCTTTCTTCCTCGGTATCATCCGTAATGGAGACTTTTTTCGAGTGCTTTTTTTGGTATCGTCCATAACTTACTCCGCGTATAAGTTGTTAAATATCTGATTAACGTCCAACGTGTAATCAAGATCCGATTTACTATAGTGAACGTGCTGTGACGGCTTAAAGTCTGGCGCACCTTCCCCCGTTTCAAACCATGCCGGATGCGTAACTCTTACCCTGTTATTAGGTAATGCCACTATGTTTCCGGTCCAAGGTCCAGCATCCAAAAGCTCCATAACATGACTTTGCTTATGTTGTGCTGGATCATCTGCGATCTCTGAATCTGTATAGTCCACAGTAAACATATACTTCGCTGGGTAAAAACCCCCATCTATTTTAGCTAACCAAGGACAAGGGACAGCACGATCAAGAACATACACCCCGTGATCCCTCGAACTACAGTCCCAAGGTTGAGCGGCCCAGACATCCATAGGTTCAGGCCACTCCTCATAAGGCGTGTCACCGACCAGTGCCGTGATCGGCATTCTGGCCCACATTGCTCCCCCGTGAACATTCGGCTCACTTTCATCGTCGTATGTTTCTGCTCCTGTAAAAATCACTTGAAAACTCAAACACCTGCAAGGGATTGTTGTAACCGCAACCGCCATTGCGTGTAAGAACTCACCATGATACTTCTCATGGTTATGCGTGTACTCTCTTCGCACCCAGCACTTAAAGTGCGGGATGTTGCTTTGTAAATATGCCAATTTAGCATCTCCATCTTCTTCGCGCCTGCCGCAGCCTTGAGTTAGGGTCTTTTGCTGCTTTAGGGAATTTTTTCATTTGACCCGCTGAACGAGCACAGAAAGACTTTCTACGCTTCGCTCGTTTGCCCGTAGGACTTTTTTCGGTAACCGCCGTCTGTAATTTACTTCCGGGGTTCTTTCTTCTGTATGCCTTTACACCCGCTTCAGTCATACCTGCCCCACTTTTAGTGGGACGAAAGTTTTTCTTGTTGCGTTTGGGCATACCGCCCTTCTTAAATGAAGGGCAGCTTTCCGTTTTCTTTTTGTAATAACTACGCAAAGTTATTAGCCAAACTTTTTACGTAAGTACATTATGACAGTATATGTATCGCCACTGCTCGCTCCCACAGTGGTGAATTTTATATCGCCCGTTTTACCAGAACCTGCGTTATTAGTAAGGCCACCAAATATAGAGTAGTCATGGTTACCGCTTTGGTTTTCACCAAGCTCGATAATGAAAGCGTCAGTAGAAGCATCGAACAACAACTGCACTTTCATCCCAATGCACTGCCACCATATACGCTCTATATTTACGTCAGAGCAAGACAATCCAGTACGGGAGTCTGCTTCTAGCGCACTTACATCTACCTTTGTCACGGCTGATTCGCCAGTGCCGTCAGATATATTCGTAAACTTTATAGCTGTGTATATGGGGCCGTCTTGTATTACTTGAGAAGTTACTGCGTCAGCCATGTTGAACTCCTAAGATGCGTCAGAAGAACTACTGATTCCAAAGAACTTCAATACAATTACAGTGTCACCGCCGGGATCACCAGAAACAACAAGCTCTACCTCATCTGCGGTAGCTCCTGCGGCAGTGGTGGTTCCACCAGACATACCAAGAACACCGTTACAAGGGAAAAAGCCCTTAAAACCAGTGCTGTTTATAGCAGGGGAAATACCATCTACAAACCCATCAGTGTCTGCATCTGTACCAATGTCATTCAAAGTGACAGAGTTAGCCGCAGCAGTTGTCACAGCTACAGTTACACCCATAGGAATGAAGTTTACTGGAATCCCAATAGATCCTTCTTTACCAGTGGTATCGCCATTAGCAACAGTGATAGTCGTAGTGTAGGTTTGCAGAGTCATGGTGCTTGTTACGCCACCAATACTGCTGTCTTTCGTAATCGCTTGGAACCCGTTCTCCGAACGGACGGGACCGTTGAAAGTCGTATTAGCCATATGTGTCTCCTGTCGTGGCTAGTGTCAATCGCGGGATGCGACTGTCAGGAGCAATTTTTATAGCATAGAAACAAAAAGGGGGCAACAAATGCCCCCTCTAAGTGTGCTTATGACTTATTAAGCACCGGGAGAACCGAAAATTCCGAGTGGGTCACTTACCCCAAACGAATATCTCTCCCTCGCCTTATATCGCGAGTTGCCCGTATCAAAGTCTGCATCCATAGACGTAGCCATTGGTGAACGAACAAAATGCTTCAGACCGTTAGGAATGTCTGTGGTTAAGAACCAAGCATCCGTGTCAGTCAGGTAATGATTGATCGAATACCCGCCCGGTATAGCACCGTTATTGCGGATCGCGTTCAAGTCATTGTCAGCCGTACCGACTCTACCTTCTGTCTCTAACAAACGAGTTGCTACAAACTGTAGGTTAGTTGGTACGATTAGCTTGATTGGCCGTGAAGCAATCAACAGTCCACGCTCGTCAGTCCAACCGGCGATCTGAATAACAGCGGCTTCCAAAGAAGTCTCGTTTAAGTCAGCACCTGATGAAGGTCTGTTTGAGTTAGTTCCACCAGAAACTAGTGGGTGGTCTGTTGCACAAAGCGTCTTGCCGTCACCATAAGTGGTTCCCGAAGCAAAAGCATTGTTAAGGATTGCAGCACCTTTAACCTGCTTGGTGTACGCCATAGCTCTTGCCAAAGCTTTTGTATACCGTGCAGATAACGAGTCATACAGATTATCCTCGATAGCCTCTTCGGTAATACTAAAGCCCATAGCAATAGTCTCGTGCGTGTACCTTGCGGTAAATGCCTCTTGTGCGTTGTCATACTCGATTGCAGCACCTTCGTCTTTAACGGGTGCAGCAGAGAAACCTGACAACTTGGTTTCTTCTTCAAACGAACGGTCAGAAGTCTCTGATTCAAAGATTTCTTTGTGCTCGTCCGTGTACTTAGCATACTCCATTCCGAACAAAGCGTTCAGTCCGGGCAGGAGTTCTTTAAGTAATTGCGCTCTTGAAATAGCCATTTCTTAACTCTCCTTATACGCCAGTGGTGTTGTCAAATGCGTGACCTGCATTCCACTTAACATACGCTTCCGTAAACCCGCCAGAAGAGTTCTTGGTTTCTTCAACCAACTCAACAATACGGAATGGAAGTGTAGCTGTGGTAGCAGACGTATCTGAAATAGCACTTGCGGAGTTACCTGTTACGGTGCTTCCGGTGTTATCTACTCCAGCGACATTTGCGCCAATATCAGTGATAGCCAAGTCACCAATCGTTGTACCAGAAGATACAACAGCAACTTTAAACAATACGTCCGTAGCATCGCATACATACGCTTTAATATCTGAAGCGGCTGTGCTAGCTGGATAGTTTTGTCTGAAAGTCACCTGTGAGGTGCTTGGGTCGGTGTAAGTTACACCCATGAAGACTCCAATCGGAGTCATGGCAGCATCAAACGTATCACGTTCGACAGTGCCACCAGTAACCAGCTTAACAGCATCCCCGTAGAAAATGTCCGTCGCATAACCACTAGCTATGCTGTACTGACGGGTAGTACCTACGTATGGAACACCACTAAGTAGCTTTACTGGCCTTAGCCCATAAGGGGCCGCTACTGTTGGATAAGCCATGTTAACCTCTTAACAAAAATTTAAGTTCCTTTACCAAAATTGGTAACTTTAGTTGTGCGCTCGTTGAATAATGGCATACGAGGATCGTTTTCGCGCATGAGGTTGTTGTCTACAGATTGCATCTGTTGTCTGGTCTGAGTCTCGTAATGTTCATTACGTTCGTTAACCAGCTCTTCTGGAGCTTTACAAGCCATCAAACCGCCTATAGTTATATTACCAGCGAACTTTTCATTCTCGTCAGTAACAATCTCTGGGTAGTCCTCTGACTTTATCGGCTCCCAACCTTCACGTAATTTAGAGGATACGTTGCTAGCATCTGTTATTCCGAGAGTAGAAATACGAACCCAGCGTGTTTTGTAGCCAGCCTCTACCTCAATGTGAGGTAGAACTTCTGGTTTTACCCAGTGCTTCTTACGACCACTTGCTTCTCGTGTCTCCTGCTCTCTTTTAACTCTGTTCTCAGCCATCGTTATACCTCTGATTTATTTAGTGCAGCCATTTGTTTGGCGTATTCATCGAGTGGAACTCCCAATCTTTTTGCTATGGCCTGTGCAGATTGCGATAATCTTACCTTCTTAGGGCTTGTGCTCCGCGCTGCGGGTGCAACTACATTTGACCTTGGTTTGGGTTTCTCTACTTCTGTAAGTTCTCCTTCAAAGTTGTCGGGGAACAGCTCTCGCATACGAGCATCAATACGCTCGTAGTATTCATCGCTTCGTGGGTCAACACCTTCTTTTACTAGTTTATGATGTACCCCCACAGCTAAACTTGTCATCTCATCATCCGCTTCAAACCAAGAGTTTCTAGCCCTCCATTCGTCAAATTTAGGGTCATTAGTTTGTTGCGGTTGTGGATTTTGTACCGTAGTTTCTTCTTCTTGTAAAGCAGGCACTTGGAAGTTTTGGAGTCGGTCTGACTTTATTTTTGCGCTAGTTAAATTTTCTTGCGCTTCTACTAATTTTTCTGAGTCGCCGCCATCGTAGGCTTCTTTATATACCTGTTTAGCCTGCTCTACTTCTGCGGCTATAACTTTACGTGCCTGTTCTAAAAGAGCCTCTTGGTTTTTATTAACAGTGCCTTTTAACTCTCTGTTCTCTTCAACAAGTCGTTGGGCATATTGTTCCAGTTCTTCACGTTCTCTCTGAGCAGTTTCTTTTGCCCGCCGTTCATCGTGATAACCTTTACTAAAATGTTTAATACGCTGTTGAACTTTTTCAGAATAGTCAGCTAGTTCTTCGTCAGTGACATCAGCAGGCGGTTCAGAGGGTTTGCGGTTACGATCTGCTTTAGGAGTGTCGTCGTAGACTTCAACTTCTACCTTATCCTCCACCTCTATTTCTGGCTCTGGTTCTACTTCTGGCTCCGGCTCTTTGTAATCCTCTGCCGTTTTCTTACCAGTTATATCAATCTCAACCTCACCTGACTCTTCGATTTCTATTTCAGTACCCTCTTGTTCGTCTTCTGGAAACTCAAATTCTACTTTCTGAAATGGCATTGTTTACTCCCTATACTCGCTCTACACCACGAGGGTCAGGTACAACTGCTTCGATAGAATCATCATTCATCAGCCGATACTCTGAACCATCAATGGTAAACCTAGTGCCAGTATTAGCACGGAACATAACATAGTCACCTACGCTACACCACGGGCCGGTAGGGAATCTGTCTTGATCTGAATAAGCTTGCTTACCCATATCTATGACCACACCTATAATAGACATGATCTGCTCGTGGTTTTTAGTGGTAACTGATTTTAATAAGTCAGTTCCTTCAAACGCTTCTTCCACTTTGGGCATTGCCACTAAAACTCTATACCCAACAGGTACAGGTAGCTGTGCTTCAAACTCTTCTTCCGTTATGCTCGCTTGCGCGGTATCAGTCATCTTCATACTCCATATTGCGCGAAAGGTCTTCGATATAGCCCAAGCAGGTGTCCAGACCTCGTAATAACCCTGCCGTTTCCTTGTATTGAGAAAAGTCTTTTACGGCTCCTCCCACCAAGAAATTTGTTGCAGAAGCTTTATCAGCTTCGATTCGATCTTTTAAAACATCTAATACAGTTTTAGCCACTAAGTATCTCTTCTTGTATCTTTAACTGTTTTAAGAATATCTAAATCTAATTTAGTGTTATCTTTTCTCCGATCAGCCGCTAGTTTAGCCCCGGCTTTCTGTGCATCAAGTTGGAGTTCCTGCTCATCCAACTCTAATTGTTTTGCATCAATCATAGCGTCTGCTTGAGTTTTTTGAGTTTTAAGCTGTAGTTCTGCTTGTTTGATCTGAGCATCTGCCTGATCTTTCTGCGTTTTACGTTGCAGTTCTTGCTGCTTGAGTTGTAGCTCTGCTTGTTGCATTTGAACCACAGGGTCTTGTGCTTTTTGTTGGGCCTGTTGCTGTGCCGCCTGTTGCTGGTGCATCTGCGTTAACTGTTGCCCTGCATCTGACATAAGTTTAGATAGCTGCACTTCTATATCTTCTGGAAGCGATTCATTAGGTGGTGGTAACGATACCCCCAACTTCTCTTCTATCTGCTTGCGGTATAAGAATGCTGTATGCTCTGCGATGTGCGCTTGCAACGCTGCCATGATGGGTCGCGCTTGTGGGTTCTGACCTATCAACTGCATGACCATAGGATCTTGCATAAATGATTGGTGTGCCGCAATGTGCGCCTCGTGATCTTGGTAGATAAACGCCTTCATTGGTTTACCCACTAACGCATTCATGTTTTCGCTAATCGGATCTACAGGTTTCGCATCATCTTCTATAGGTACAAGTTTATCAGCATTCTTAACGCCTAGTACCTCTATCATCTGTCTGTGCAACTGCGGTAAGTCGTATATCTGCGGTGCAGACTGTGCCATCTGCAATACAGCCTGATACTGAACTACCCG